TCATACAGCAACCAATTTTAAAAGGCTACTGCTGCGTAAGTCCTGAGCCCAATAGTTTTCGTTATTTTGTGTATATGGCAATAGAGGCATATTGAACGCCTCGATGGCGCGTGTTACGAGTGTATCCGGCCACGCCTCTCGCGGAACATAAGGCAAGAAGCCTGAGTGGTTGAAAGAGTCAACTGCTTTACGCCAAGGGGATGGGTCATGGTCATATGAATCGAGAATGCCAGCTTCACTGCTTACAGGACATAGATGTAAGCACTCGTGCAGTGCTGTTACGATCATGTCAAAATCAGTAACGCCTGTTGCACTCGGACCCCAAGATACGGCTGTTTGATAATCAAAACAACTATTAGGAAGTAAGATATACTTCTCTCCATTCAGCAAAATAAGCAGCGCATCGGTTTCTGCAAACAAGGGGTGTCGCAAAGGTCTTAGATGACCATATTTCGCATCAGGCGTGACCGAAGGGATAGACTGTTCTGGATAGGCAATGCCAACAGTGATTAATTCGGCGGGGAAATGTTGCTGCAAAAAGCGTTGATAGCGTTGCAGGGCGGCACGGAATGGTTCGCTGGCTAATGTTTCTGCATCATATCCTTCGGGTACAATCAGAAAACGTTTGGTTTTTGCAAGATTGCCTGTCTCTGGCCATACAATCTCGGGTAGGGTAAGGGGATTTTTGCCAACTGTGGGGGGGGGCGGCGGTGATGGTGGTGGTGGTGGTGGTGCCGTTATAGAATCGGAAAGCGGCAGCGGATATTGCTTGTATCGTCTATTTTTTTGATTCCGTTCTTTTTGAATGATCATAACGGCTGAGCCACCAGCCAAAGAGGCTGCTAGTGCTTGAACTGGATCAGAGAGTACTTTCTCAGCAACAGGGAACATCAGTGCGGCACAGGCAGCAGTTACTGAAGCCGCTGTTAAAATCTGTGTAGACATTTCTCTGATAGGAGACAGCATCGAAAAAGCCCTACTGTTGTGCGTAGCTACATATCAACCATGTGTGTCATTCTCGTAACCGCGAAAGCAGGGAACAGCATGACACATCGAGCAATCGTTTCGCGTAAATCTCAGAAATGGTTATATAGGACAAACATTAATAGACTTTTAAAGCTCTTGCTCAGCCTGTGGATATGATGGATAACAGGGGCATCAAAACGGGGTGCGCGCCTTGATTCCCGCTGCTCCTGCCCTTGTTACCCACATACCCACAGGCGCAACAACCACAACCTTCGGTTGAATTTTAAGGAAGGTTTAAGGGGTGGTTTTTAGACCTTAATCTCCCCGGATTCGTGGTTTGATTTTTGGGAGCAGTTCATATAGCTACCACAGAGTGAACTGTGTCCTGCGTAAGTCCTGATAGCAAACAGTTTGCTTGATCTGTAGACACCATACAGGCTAAACAGAGTTCTCAAAAAGCGGAGAGATGGCCGAGTGGTCGAAGGCGCACGCCTGGAAAGTGTGTATACGCCAAAAGCGTATCGAGGGTTCGAATCCCTCTCTCTCCGCCATTATCTGTTTCGTGAAGCTCTCTCCACTCTTATTATCACCCCGCTGAACCCCGCCGTTCCTCATGGATTGGCGGGTTTTTTGTTGACCACGCTTTAAACCCTCTTTCCCGCAAATGCCTGAAACTGCCCTCTCTCCGGGGGCGTATTCTCTGCGGCCTGTTGACTTGGCGGGGCAATAGTCAACGGCCAGAGACGGCTTTTTGCCTTGGTTTTTCTAGGTGCCAGTTCTGATACGCAAATGCTTCTGCGGTTTTACCAAGGCTTTCAGGAATATAGGGGGTTCTTCTGGACTATACCGGATTGCTGGTTTTGGGGGTGGCACCGTATCCTGGGGCATGAATACAGAGACACGCAAAAGCCCTGATGAAGAACGACTGATTGAGGTCGCCCGCCTTCTAGCCGAAGGCTGGCAACGCCTGCAGCTGCGTCAAAGAGAGGCAAAGAAAAACAAGGCCGTATCGGACGTTTCTCTGGACTTGGCACATTCTCCAAGCATGTGTCGTGTCACTAAAACAACGAATGAGTGCACCCATGACCAATAATGTGCTGGCCGAGGTTACCGCTTTACCCAATAAGTCTGCCGCTGACCTGAAAAAGATGTGGAAGACATTGTTCAGCGAAAACCCGCCCACTTTCAACAAAACCTATTACGTCAAGCGGCTGGCCTACCGGTTACAGGAAATCGCCCACGGTGTGGACGGCAGCCGCCTTGATAAACGCCTGTCGGCCATGAGTGAGCGGGAGCTGGATAAACCGGCCGGCCAGCGCAAACGGCTCGAAGTGCACCGCCTTGCCACAGGCACCCGCCTGATGCGGGAATGGAACAACGAGGAACACCACGTCACGGTGCATACGGAAGGGTTTGACTATCGTGGCCAGCGATATGGCAGCTTGTCGGCGATTGCCCGCAAGATTACCGGGGTGCGCTGGAACGGGCTTGTGTTCTTCGGCATCAAGCGTCAGGGAGACCCCGCGCCATGACTGGGGTTAAACGCAAAATCCGTGCGGCAGTCTATACCCGCAAATCCAGCGAAGAAGGGCTTGAACAGGAATTCAACAGCTTGGACGCCCAGCGGGAAGCAGGAGAAGCCTATATTGTCTCGCAACGGCACGAAGGCTGGGTGTTGCTGAAAGACGCTTACGATGATGGCGGTTTTTCTGGCGGCAGTCTGGAGCGGCCCGGTCTCAAGCGATTGCTGGCGGATATTGAGGCCGGGCTGATTGATGTTGTGGTGGTGTATAAGATTGACCGCCTGACCCGCTCGCTCAGTGATTTTTCCCGCATTATTGACACGTTTGAGAAACACAACGTCTCGTTCGTGTCCGTCACCCAGCAGTTCAATACTACGACAAGCATGGGGCGGCTGACGCTGAACATTCTACTGTCGTTTGCCCAGTTTGAACGGGAGGTCACCGGCGAGCGCATCCGCGACAAGCTGGCCGCCAGCAAGCGCAAGGGCATGTGGGTGGGCGGTTGCCCACCGCTGGGCTATGATATTATTGACCGCAAACTGGTAATCAACGAGCCGGAAGCAGCCATCATCCGCGAGATTTTTAAACAGTTTGCCACTCTGGGGTCGATGGTCGACGTGGTGCGACAGCTGCGCAAAGCAGGGCACCGCAGCAAAACCTGGCGAAGTAGCACCGGCAGGCTACGGGAAGGCCGCTATTTTGACAAAGGCTCGATCTACAAAATCCTGAAAAATCGGATTTACCTTGGCGAAATTGCCTACAAGGGACATGTATACCCCGGCCAGCATCAGGCGATTATTGATCGCGAAACGTGGGACAAGGTAGAAGCCATTAAACAGAAGGAGTGCCCGGCCACACGGCGGCAGTTGAACCGCCATAACCAGCATGCCCTGCTGAAAAGTGTGGCTCGCTGCGCCGGATGCGATTCCGGCATGGTGACCACCACCATGAGCAAAGGCAAAAGTGGCCGCGTCTACCGCTATTACAGCCCCAATGCCTATCTCAAAAAAGCCTGCGAGGGCTGCCCGATTGGCCACGTGCCCGCTGGTGAACTGGAAGCGGTGGTCTTTGGCCAGCTCAAGGCCATGTTCAAGGCACCGGAAATGATTGTCCGCGTGTGGGAACAGGCGCGGGAATATGACCCCAACGTCAAGGAATTCCATATCCGCGACGCGTTTTGCGATATCGACCGCATCTGGGATGAATTGTTTCCGGTTGAACAGGAACGCATTGTGCGCCTGCTGGTGGAACGGATCATGGTGTCCCGCAACGGGATTGATATCCGCATCCGCGCCGGTGGGCTGGGGTCGCTGGTCTCACAGGTACGCCAGATGCAGACCGCACAGGAGGCAGCCTGATGAAAACGCACACGGAATACCTTGGCAACGGCATTATCAACATTCACGTTTCCTTTGCCGTCAAACGCCGGAACGGGCGTAAGCTGATTATCACGCAAGATGGCGGGCAGCCCCTGTTTGAAAGCAAGCCAGTGCGGGACAACACCATGATCAAGGTTCTGGTGCGCGCTTTCAAATGGCGCAAGTTGTATGAATCAGGGGTATGCTCATCTTTTGATGCCCTCAGCGAACGGCTCAAGATCAATAAATCCTATATAGCCAAGGTGCTGCAGGCGAATTTGCTGGCACCCGACATCAAGGAAGCCATCCTGAACGGTACCCAGCCCCGCACCATGAACGCCGCCATGCTGTTGAAACCCTTCCCGCTGGCGTGGGAAGAACAACGGCAATGGTTCGGGTTCAATAACAGCGAAAGCTGCTGACCACCACGCCGCAAATCTTGAAATCAGCATACTTGCCGGTGTCAATTGGTGGAAAATTATCATTCTCAGCCAGCAGTTCTGTTTTGCTGCCGCGTGACGACAGGCGTTTTACGGTCACATCACCGTCTAGGCTGGCCAACACGATTTGGCCATGCTGCGCTTCAAGGCTGCTGTCCACCACCAGAATATCACCAGGGTGGATGCCCGCCTTGATCATGGATTCCCCCGATACCTGCACAAGATAGGTGCTTTCAGGATGGCGGATCAGCCATTCATTCAGGCGCACATGCTCATCCACACTATCGTCGGGTGGAAACGGGCAACCTGCTGGGACATGCGTGGTATAGAGAGGCAGCAGATAGCCGTTGTGTTCCGCAAACTTTGCGACTTCGTCAATCAGGCTGGCTGGCACACGCACCGGGCGTGTCGGCTCACCATACATGCCAGTGCCTTTCGGGCGGCCAGCCCCTTTTCTAGATCCACCCCTGGGCATATTTTTGATTTCCGCACATTTTTTGCTTGTATCATTTTTATTGTTCCATAGAATAACGCACAGTTTTCTTTTTGCAAGCGGAAGGTTGTTCATATGGCAGTAAACTTTGCGAAATTCGTGCGCACGATGGCCATTGAGCAACTGCGCCCACTGCTGGAAAAAGCGTGCCCTGCCTTTACCGCCGATCAGGATTGGGATCAGCCCACGGCTCGTCTCAAGCAGGATATCATCCGATCCTCTGAGACAATGTCCGAAGAGGAATATACACGTCTGCTGGAAATCGCCGAACGGCTCTGCGAGATGCAGGACGAACTAGGACAGGCGGCGCTGCTGTTTGTCGCTCCTGATGCTACCGCACTGGAAAAACTGCCCGATCCGCTCAGCCGGGGATGCCTTCTGCTGCTGCTACATCCTGAAGCCTTCCAGCGTGCCGAAGAAATCCGCTACGCAGACAACAGTTTCAACAGCCGCATCTGGGCGGCTTTTACGGTTGTGGATGCCAGTCCGCCGGATGTCAGTCCTGACAAGCAGCAGCAACTGGAAGATGCCTTCCGCGAAACACTTACCAGCAGCCGTAATTTAAAAATCGACCTCTACCAGCGCCCCCGCCGCAACCTCGATAACCAACAAGCGGTCGTGCAGTGTATTGTCTACCACGAAGGCATGACTCAGACCGCCCAAACTTTTCAGGAAGGACGGATCGAGTCACTCTCCTATAAACCAGTGCAGGAAGCGGTGCTGGTTTATGAGCAGGAAAAGAAGCTGTTGGAAGTCATTCACCCCGATAAGGACGTGCGTGTTGATCTTGCGAGAACTTTTGCCCGCGTGGTGCTGGGCACCAATGGCCACTGTGACAAAATCAAGCTACGTCAGGTTGATCTCAGCCCACTGGCACGGGAAATGCCCTTTGGCACTGACCCGCAGGATCGCATTCGTTCGGTGCGTGTCACCATGCTGAGATTGCGTACCCACGGCACACCCAACCGCATCATGCTGGAAGTGGCCGCCGGTGAGGATCGGAGCATTCAGGCATTTTCCAATGACACCTTTGGGAAAACGGGAGCTCTCGCCAGTGATTACCTGATTCAGCAAGCCCGCCTTGCCATTCAGTTTGAGCCGGAACAGGGGCGGCGCAAGGGCAAAACGATCAATGTGAAGCTCTCCTACCCTAATGGTTGTGATCTGCGCAACCGCACGGAACGTGAGCAGAAAATTGGCAAAAAATACCTCCGCGAATGGGGCTTGATGCAGGAGTATTGATGCCCCAAAACTCTCCCAGCCGGACTGCGTTTATGCTGGCGCTGCGGCTGGCGGGGCATGCTGCCGCCCTGATTTCCGGGCTGGATATGGAAGAATATTACCCGGAAAGCGGTGCTGAATTGCTGGCCGCCGGTGCATTGATACGCGCTCAGCCGCTGACGACTATCCTGCTGGACGGCATTGATGGTGAGCGCGAGGTTGATCTTGAATGGCGAGACGACCTTGACAGCTATGCCTATTTTACGGTGCGCGGTTGGAAGCGTGTGCCGTCAACGCATCTGGCGCGCTATCAGTTGCGATTTGCATGGCTGCCTGAAATATTGAACAGCAGCCTTGCGCTTTCCAACCCTCTCACGGAACTGATTCCCTCCCTGTGCTGGGATTTGGGGCTGATCACTTTGCGCAAGCGCCGGGTGCGGCTTTATTTTGCCCGGCAGGTGGAAGTGAACACGGCGGCGATCACTAATACCCTGCGCAGACGGCAGGGAACCCAAGCAGCGGTGCTTCTGAGCGCTGAACCGGTGGGGAAGGCGATGCCGGGAATCGCCTGTTTGTTAGTCAGCGATGTGTTGGATACCTCTTCCCCTTGCGTTGTAGTGAACCTTGATATGCTCGCCAATGCGGCCTTTGGCCAGTTGCCCGACACCCTGAAGCAGGCATTGATGTGTCTTGAAGATGGCCATCTGCTGATTGTGAATGGCCGGGAATTCCGCTTCCGTGGGGACAAGCATGCGGCAGCGGCCAAGTTTTTAGTAGACGCCTATCATGCCGGTGAGTCCAGTGTTCGCGTAGCCACGCTGCTTGAGGGCATCGGCGCCAGCCTCACTATGAAGAAACTTCCCCAACTTTTTAAAGGACATCCCGACTGGGAGGAAGCCATTGGCACTGGCAATGGTCGGTGCTGGCTGAAAATAGACGCAGGTTAAATTCCTGCCCGAACTCCTTCCTTTCTCCTCCCTCTTTCCTTCCCCCACACCTGCGAAGCTCCTGTCAGTTCCCACAACGAACCACAGGAGTATTGAATATGATGGGAGATTTCCTCAGTCCTAAGGAGTTATCGCAGCGTTGGAAGCTGTCCTACAGCACGCTTGAACGGTGGCGATGGCTTGGTGTCGGGCCGAATTACCTCAGGATTGGCGGACGCGTCCGCTACCGCCTTGAAGATATTCTGGCCTTTGAAAGCCTGCATGATGAACAGGCCATCCGCAGTCTTGCCGATAACGCAGAAGTTGAGGCAGTGGTCGGAGGTGCGGCATGCTGAGAAACCGTATCACCCTTGCCGATCTGCGCACGCTGCCGGTTGGCGAGATTATGAACTTGCCACCAGCGGAATTGTTGCTGTTGCAGGAAGAAGCCGCCGAAGCCTTTGAATCAGCAAAGTTGACCAAAGAATGGCTGGAGAACGCCATCCGCATTAAATATGACACCCGCTTTCAGGCCTTACGCCAGCAGCACGACAAGCCGTTTGGCACCGTGCATCTGGACGATGACGGCTGCACCGTCACTTGCGATGTGCCGAAAAAGCCCGAATGGGATCAGCAGAAACTGGCAGCGGTGGTGGAACAAATCCGCACTGCTGGTGACAATCCCTCAGAGTATGTGGACGTTACCTACAAGGTGGCGGAGCGCAAATTCACCGCTTGGCCGGAACACATTCGCCAGACGTTCGCCCCGGCGCGGGTGCTGAAAGCCGGTAAAGCAACGGTTTCCATCAAAATGAATGAGGGAGGCCAGCCATGACCCTCCCCATCATCACCGCCGACCAGCGGTTGGCAGAAAAGCGCGGCATTAAAGGCTGCATTTTCGGAAAACCCGGGATTGGCAAAACGTCGCTGTTGTGGACGCTGGAGCCTAGCAAAACTCTGTTTTTTGATCTTGAGGCCGGCGACCTTGCCGTTGAAGGACTGAAAATCGACAGCATCCGCCCGCGCACGTGGCTGGAATGCCGAGATTTTGCCGTGTTCATTGGGGGTGCTAACCCAGCATTGCGCGATGATCAGCCCTACAGCACCGCGCATTTTCAAGCCGTGTGCGAAAAATTCGGCGATCCCGCTGGCCTCGACCGCTATGAGACCATCTTTGTTGATTCCATCACGGTAGCGGGACGGCTATGCTTTCAATGGTGCAAAGGCCAGCCGCAGGCGTTTTCGGATAAGACCGGCAAGCCTGACACGCGAGGCGCATATGGTTTGCACGGGCAGGAGATGATCGCTTGGCTGACCCACTTGCAGCATACCCGCGCCAAAAACGTGTGGTTTGTTGGCATCTTGGATGAAAAAACCGATGACTTCAACCGGCGGTTTTTCGCGCCGCAGATTGAGGGCAGTAAAACAGGTTTGGAACTGCCCGGTATCGTCGATCAGGTCATCACCATGGCGGCGATCACGCCCGACGATGGCGCAGACCCTTACCGCGCCTTCATCTGCCACACCCTTAATCCCTTTGGGTATCCAGCGAAAGACCGCTCCGGGCGGCTTGCACTCATCGAAGAACCACACCTCGGCAAGCTGATGGCAAAAGTCAGGCAACCAGCAGAACGCCAGTTGTCGTGGGATGTGCCGCCCGCCGCCGTCTGATTCTCCTCCGTCCTGAATTTTCAACCCTCAATTTAAGGAACCCATTGCCATGTCCTGGAACGATTTCAACACCGCTGATGAACAGCGCGATTACGACCTGATCCCGAAAGGCACGCTCGCCCGCGTGCGCATGACCATTCGCCCTGGGGGTCTGAACGACCCGGCGCAAGGCTGGACGGGGGGTTATGCCACGAGAGGCAAAAATACCGACGCTGTCTACCTCGACTGCGAATTTGTCATTTTAGAAGGCAAATACGCCAAACGTAAAGTATGGACGCTGATTGGCCTCTATAGCCCCAAGGGGCCAGACTGGGGCAATCAGGGACGCGCCTTCATCAAGGGCATTCTCAATTCCTCCCGTCGCCTGAATCCCAAAGATAACTCCCCAGAAGCCCAGACCAGACGCCGCATTGCCGGGTTTCAGGAATTGGACGGTATTGAGTTTCTTGCCAAGATCGACATCGAAAACGGGGATCGTGGTGATAAGAACGTCATCAAGCTGGCCATCACGCCCGATCACAAGGAATACGCCGCCCTGATGGGCGGGGCTGGGTATGGCGCTCCTGCCGCAAGCTACGCGCCGCCCGCTGTCGTGCAGCCTGTGCCTGCCACGCCCTCCAACCGCCCCAGCTGGGCGCAGTAACGGGGGCGGTGATGATTTTACGTCCCCGACAAAAGCTGTTTGTTGAGCGCAGCCTTGCGGCACTCAGCACCCACGGCAACACCCTTGGCGTGGCACCGACCGGTGCGGGCAAAACGGTGATGCTGTCGGCGGTGGCGGGCGGCCTGCTGCAAGGTGGCGGCAAAGCCTGTATCATCGCTCACCGCGACGAGCTGACCAGCCAGAACGAGGCCAAGTTCCGCAAGGTTAATCCAGACGTTTCCACCAGCGTGGTGGACGCAAACGCCAAAGATTGGGTGGGACAGGCCACCTTTGCCATGGTGCAGACCCTGTGCCGCCCACAGACCCTAGACTCCATGCCCGCCCTCGACTTACTAGTGGTGGACGAAGCGCATCACATCACGGCGGGCAGTTACCGACGGATTATTGAAAAAGCGCAGACGCTCAACACGAATGTCCGAATTTATGGTGTTACTGCCACGCCGTCACGCGGCGATAAAAAAGCCCTGCGTGAAGTGTTCAGCAATGTGGCTGACCAGATCCGTATTGGCGAGCTGATTGCCAGTGGGCACCTCGTGTCGCCACGCACGTTTGTGATTGATGCAGGTGCTACGGGTGAATTGCAAAATGTCCGCAAGCTGGCCGATGACTTCGACATGAAGGCGGTGGAAGCGGTGATGAACAAATCGCCTGTCACCGATGCCGTGATCCGCCACTGGCGGGAAAAGGCCGGTGACCGCAAGACCGTCGTTTTCTGCTCAACCTTGAAGCATGCCGCCGATGTCACCACTGCCTTCCAAGCAGCGGGCATTGCCGCTGTGCTGGTACATGGCGAATTATCGGCAGCCGAGCGCAAGGCCGCGCTGGCCTGTTTTGAAAACGGCCAAGCGCAGGTGGTGGTCAACGTGGCTGTGCTGACCGAAGGCTGGGATTATCCGCCCACGTCCTGTGTCGTGCTGCTGCGTCCTAGTTCCTTTAAATCCACCATGATCCAGATGATCGGGCGGGGGCTGCGTACCATCGACCCAGAGATTCACCCTGGCATTCTCAAAACCGACTGCGTGGTGCTGGATTTCGGCACCTCGACGCTGCTGCACGGCTCGCTGGAGCAGGATGCCAGTCTTGATGTGCGTGAGAGCAAGGCCAGCAGCGCCCTGACCAAAACCTGCCCAGCCTGCGCCGGTGAAATACCGCTACGGGCAAAAGAATGTCCCCTGTGCGGCGCGGAGCAACCGGAGGGCGAAAATGATGCCAACGATGAAGCCTTGGCCGATTTCGTCATGACCGAGATCGACCTGCTCAGCCGTTCCAGTTTCCGCTGGTGCGATCTGTTCGGGGATGACGCCGCGTTGCTGGCGCAAGGGTTCAATGCTTGGGCAGGCGTGTTCTTCCTCGAAGGCCGCTGGCACGCGGTGGGTGGTGGCAAGGAGCTACCAGCACGCCTGCTAGCCATTGGTGACCGCATGGTGGCACTGGCCGCCGCCGATGACTGGCTCAATGATAATGAAACTGACGACAGTGCCAGCAAAACCCGCCGCTGGTTGAGTTTGCCTGCAACCGATAAACAACTGGAATTGCTGCCTACAGAATACCGCAGTGATTACGGCCTGACCCGTTATCAAGCGTCCACCCTCATCACTTTCCGCTTCAACCGCCGTGCCATTCAGCAGTTGGTGTTCAAGGCTTCTAGACAGAGAGAGGCCACGTGAGATGTGCAATCTGTATCAGAGAAGAGCGCGGTTTCGGCTGGTTCGACCCACAAACACCGCTGTTCAGTCCGCACCGCCAAAAATCGTACCGCAAGTTCTGCTCGATGCGCTGCCAGAACATCTATGCGGCGCAGCGGCGGAGGCACGCCATGATTGACCCAACCCCACTGGAACGCGCCGCCTTGCAGGCATGCTTGAAGCCCATGGGTGAACTCATGGCCGAGATCGGCTTTGACGTACCGCTCGCCCGCTACAACCGAGAGCAGGCATTGCAGCTGATTGAGGTGATCGTCACCGCTTTTCAGGAACGAATTGTCGCCGCCAGCGCGGATGCCTCGGAGGTGCCTTTCTGATGCTGGATTTCAACCACCGCCCCGCACCCGCCGAACGTATTGTTGAGGCCATCGATTCTGCTTTGGAAACCCAGCATGCCGCGCAGCAACCTCGGAATTATCTGGGTGCATCCCGCATTGGTGCCGACTGCGATCGCGCCCTGCAATACGAATATTTGCACACGCCGGTGGATGCTGGGCGCAGTTTCAGTGGCAAGCTGCTGCGAATATTTGAGGCAGGCCATACCTTTGAAGCCATGGCGGCGGGCTGGCTACGCTTGGCTGGGTTCGACCTTTTCACCGAAAAAGCGGATGGCAGCCAATTTGGCTTCACAGCGGCAGGCGGGCGCATTCGCGGCCATGTGGACGGTATTATTAACGGCGCACCCGCTGAACTTGGGCTGACTTTCCCGATGCTATGGGAATGCAAGGCACTCAACAACAAGTCATGGAAAGACACACAAAAGCGCGGTCTGGTGCTCTCGAAGCCTGTTTATGCCGCTCAGATAGCTATCTATCAGGCGTATCTGGACGGATCTGTGCCAGGTGTTGCCAGTAATCCCGCGCTGTTTACCGCTATCAACAAGGATACGGCGGAACTTTACATCGAACTGCTGCCGTTCGATGCCGCGCTGGCGCAAAAAATGAGCGACCGTGCTGTCAAGATCCTGCAGGCTTGTGATGCGCACGAACTGTTGCCACGCATTGCCAATGATTCCGCGCACCACGTCTGTAAGATGTGCGCCTGGCAAGATCGATGCTGGGGGCAGTCATGAGCAATGTCCACTGGCTGGATTTTAATGATGCCGCTGAACAAACGCCAGAAGAGTCCTTTGAGACACGGCGGGAACGGTTGCGAGGGGCGTTGATTGGGCAACTACCCAGCGCTCTGCATCATCTGTTCCCCAGCGGCAAAATCCGTAACGGCGCATTCAAGATTGGCGGTCTTGACGGCCAGCGTGGCGATAGCCTCACCGTCACGCTGCGCGGGGAACAGGCGGGATTGTGGCAGGATTTTGCCACCGGTGAAGGCGGCGATGTGTTCGACCTATGGGCAGCCGTACACCGCTTGGACACACGGCGGGATTTTGCCGCGCTGTTGGAGAATATCGAAAGCTGGCTGGGCACGGCACCAATTCACACAATGCCCCGCCGCGAGCCGCCTTTAGATGATTTAGGTGCTCCCACCGCCCGCTGGGACTATTTGGATGCGACAGGTAACCTGATCGCCTGCGTCTATCGCTACGACACGCCGGACGGCAAGGAGTTCCGCCCGTGGGACGTTAAAGCCCGCCGCCACAAAGCACCCGACCCGCGCCCTCTGTATAACCAGCCGAGCATCGCCAGTGCTGACCGCGTGGTGTTGGTGGAAGGCGAAAAATGCGCCGATGCGCTGATTGCTAAAGGCATCTGCGCTACTACCGCCATGAATGGTGCCAATGCGCCGGTTGAGAAAACCGACTGGTCACCACTTGCTGGCAAGCATGTCCTGATCTGGCCAGATAACGACGAGGCAGGCAAAGCCTACGCCCTGCGTGCCGCCGATGCGCTGCGGCTGGCGGGTGCGGCCTCGGTGGCTGTTCTCACCACGCCTGCGGGCAAGCCGCTTAAATGGGACGCCGCCGATGCTGTTGCGGAGGGCTTCGACATTCCCGCGTTTCTGGGAGCTACGCCTTTTAAATCCTCTTTGTTGCTGCCGAAGGCGAAACTGCTGCGTGCCTATGCGCACGACACCTCGCCGATGCCACCCGATCTCATCGCGCCGCGTCTGCTCACACCCGCTGGACTGCTGGCTTTTGGCGGTGCACCCAAGGTGGGGAAAACCGATTTTATCCTGTGTCTGTGCATTCATATGGCGGCGGGGCTGGCGTTCCTGGGATTTCAGCCTGCACGGCCTTTGCGCATCTTCATCCTGCAGGCGGAAATCCAGTATCATTACCTCCGCGAGCGCATCCAGCAGCTGTCGCTGGCCGCCCACATCGTTGAACTGGCGTGGGACAATCTCGCCATCACGCCGCAGTTCAAGATGATCCTGAACGAAGCTGGCGTGTTGGCGGTGGCCGCGCTGATTCGGGAGATGTTTCCCGACCAGCCACCCGATATCATCGTCATCGACCCCTTGCGCAACTTGTTTGACGGCGGCTCCGAAGGCAACAGCGAGAACGACAACAACGCCATGCTGTTTTTCCTGCGCGAGCGGGTGGAACGGTTGCGTGACATGGTGAATCCTGATGCGGGGATCATCCTCGCCCACCACACGCGAAAAATCGGCAAGAAACAGCTGGAGGAAGACCCGTTTCAAGCTCTTTCGGGTGCCAGCAGCCTTCGCAGCTATTACAGCAGCGGGCTGATTCTAGCCCGCCCGAACGAGTTGGACAGTAAGCGGCATCTGTATTTTGAGTTGCGCAACGGCCAGTCGCCCGCCCGCAAGATTATCGACAAGATTGCTGGTCAGTGGGTGGAGCTAAACCCGTTCAGCGAACGGTTGGTTGGGCTTCAGCACGGTGAACGGCTGGATGCTGAACGGCGGCGCAAGCGCGATGTCATCCTGCAACTGCTCTACGATGAAGCAAAAGAAGGTCGTGCGTACACCATCGCCCAGTTTGCCGAACGATTCGAGAATCGCGGCGGTCTTGGCAGCAACCGCTCGGTACAGGAACGCATCAGCGTGCTGACCACCAAGGGCTACATCAAGTTTTTCCGCAATATCAAAGATTACCAGCTACCGCAGCCAGAGCGCAGCAAGTTTGGCTATCTGTGCGTTGAAGCCATGCTGCTTACCCTTCCAAACGGTCAGGAAGCCCCCGTTTTACCGACCCACTTCAAATGCCCACAGAGCGGTATGCCTCGTGAGGTCGAAAACCCCAACATCTGGATTTATCAGGAGGAAGAGCATGAAAATTAACCACTATCACGCCCAAAGGGCAGAATGCAGAACTGGGGGAGCAAAATGCAGAATGCAACCGCCCTGCATTCTGGAACGCAGTATAATCAACATGTTAAAGCAGATTACAGAATGCGGCGCATTCTGGTCTGCATTCTGTGCAGTTTGCTCGCAAACCCTTATTTTCCTTGGGTTTCAGAACACGGAGCAGAATGCACGCAGACTCCCCCCTATAAGGGGGGTGAATACCACCCCTTATGACGGGGGAGAGGCTGCTACCCGCACGCTGGTGGGGAGGGTCATATGAGCGATACCTTCACGACCATCCTTGCCCTTGATCTTGGCACCACCCTTGGCTGGGCGCTGCGCGGTGACGCTGGGCGTATCTTCAGCGGCACGGTATGCTTCAAGCCCCGCCGTTTTGAAGGCGGTGGCATGCGCTACCTGCGTTTCCAACACTGGCTGGAGGAGACGCACCGAGTCAGCGGCGGCATTCAAGCCGTGTATTTTGAGGAAGTCCGTCGCCATCTCGGTGTTGATGCCGCCCACACCTACGGCGGTTTCCTGAGCCATTTCACTGCATGGTGTGAAAAACACAGCATTCCCTACAGCAGCGTACCCGTGGGCACCATCAAGCAATCCGACACTGGTAAGGGAAACGCCAGCAAGGAAGCCGTGATCCAAGCGATGCAAGCCCTCGGCCACCCCCCCAGCGACGACAACGAAGCCGATGCCCTCGCACTCCTGCACTGGGCAATCAAAAACCATGGAGGCCAGCATGGCTAAGAAGAAAAACCGCCACATCCTGCCCAATGGTATCTATGCTGATCTGGGCACACCGGAAACGCAGGCGCGGGTGACGTTTGAACAGGTCAAGACCGAGCTGGGCTACGCCAACCGCATCAAAGACCAACGTCCCATTGATAAATACTACCGCTGGTACTGTGAGGATGAAGCCAAGGACATTGCCGATGAACGCTGCCGTGGCATCAACCACGACCAGTACCGCATCGCTGACCGCCTGTATGGCTTGTTCGTGCGGATGCAGCCGAAACTTGCCCGCGACCTAGTTGCTACCGCTGATGCCGGGAACAGCAGCCCCGATCTGTTTGGCGCAGAGCGCTGCATGCAGGCAGTGCACGATTACCGTGCGCTGATGGACAAGGTAAACCTTGAATCCCAGCGCATCCTCGAGGCCATCTGCTGCGCCTGCTACAGCGTGGTGGAGTACGAAGAGCAGCGGGGCTGGAGGAAGGGTTATGCCATCATCCGCCTGCGGGAAGCACTGGATGAGATGAACAAGGGGCGGCGCAGACGATGATTCCCCTACAATCCCGCAGCAGTACGCACAAGCTCGCGCAATCCAGTTTGTTTACGCATCAATACTTTATATGCATTTTGTTGATTGACACTTGGTGCACCTGTTGTGTATTGTTTTATGCAGAGTGGCAAATCAGGTTCAGACACCGCTGCTTCTTTCCTCTTCGTCGCTGGCTCTCCCTAAAAAAGCAGGTACTGTTTCGCTCAAAACCTATGCGGGTGGGCTGAGCGCAGGATTTTCCTAGCGTTAGACATTTTCACAAGGTTGACACGCGGTTGACAAAGACCGCTACAGCGCCTGTTTTTCAGGCACTTTTGTGTTAACCGAATCTGTTAACCAAGCCCGTTTTGTCAACCACGTTAACGCGGCTGGTTGACACCCAAGAGTTTCCATTATGAACGATTTGCACATCCAGCACTACCCGCTTGAGCGGCTGATTCCCTACGCCCGCAATGCGCGGACGCATGCGGATGAGCAGATCAGCCAGATTGCGGGCAGCATTGCCGAGTTCGGGTTCATCAATCCGATTCTGGTGGGTGAGGACAACGTCATTATCGCGGGGCATGGACGCTTGATGGCGGCGCAGCGGCTGGGCCTCAAGACGGTGCCGGTGATTATGCTGGCGCATTTGTCAGAAACCCAGCGACGAGCGTTGGTCATCGCCGACAACAAGATTGCCGAGAACGCCGGGTGGGACGAGGAGATGCTGCGTCTTGAGCTGCAAGCCTTGAATGATGCGAATTTTGATCTCGACATCACCGGCTTTGATTTTGAGGATATCGAGCGGTTACTCCACGGCGAACAAACTGAAAACCAAGGTCTCACCGACGATGACGCCGCCCCTGAAATTCAAGAAAACCCGATATCGCAGCCCGGCGACTTGTGGCTGCTCGGCGAGCATCGAGTTTTGTGCGGTTCCGCAACCGTTCTGACCGATGTTGAGCGGGTGATGGACGGCAACCTTGCCGACATGGTCTTTACCGACCCACCTTATAACGTGGACTATGGCAACACTGCCAAAGACAAGATTCGCAAAAAGGCCGGCCGCACCATTCTTAATGATAATCTCGGCGAGGGGTTTGAACAATTTTTGTACGATGCCTGTGTCAATCTACTGAGCGTCTGCAAGGGCGCGGTATATGTGTGCATGAGTTCTTCTGAGCTAGACACCCTGCAATCCGCCTTCCGTAAAGCAGGGGGCAAATGGTCAACCTTCGTTATCTGGGCAAAAAACACCTTCACCTTGGGGCGATCTGATTACCAGCGGCAGTATGAGCCAATTTTGTACGGCTGGAAGGAAGACGCGGAACACTTCTGGTGCGGCGCGCGGGATCAAGGCGATGTCTGGTTTTTCAACAAGCCCCAGAAAAACGATCTGCACCCTACCATGAAACCGGTGGAACTGGTGGAACGCGCCGTGCGCAACAGCAGCAAAACCCGCGACATCGTGCTCGACCCGTTCGGTGGTTCTGGCTCCACGTTGATTGCCTGCGAGAAAACAGGGCGGCAGGCGCGGTTGATTGAACTCGATCCTCGCTATGTGGATGTGATTGTCAAGCGCTGGCAGGATTTTACGGGCGGCGTGGCCCTGCATGCGCTGACCAGCCAGCCTTTCGGCCCGCACCATGCTGCTCACCCAGGCTGAATGGGCACGGCACAAGGGATTTTCACGGCAATACGCCGCCAAGCTCATCAAGCAAGGCACCATCCGCCTGACCAACGGCAAAGTGGATACGGTGCAGGCAGAATCCGCGCTGGCTGCCTTGCGTGAGCCGTTACGGCAGACATCAAGCGAAGAACCCCTAGAGGGTGGCGGCCAAAGCCTCTCGACCTTGCTGCTCAAGAGCCGCATCAAGACTGAAGTCGAGCGCGGGCGGCTGCTGGAAGCCAAGGCCAAGGCGGAAACCGGCAAGCTGGTCAGTGCCGATGAGGTACGCATCGCCGCCTTCCGCCGCGCGCGCATCGTGCGGGACGGGATGCTGAACCTGCCCGATCGCTTGGCGGCGCTGTTGGCCGCCGAGCATGATGCCACCAAAGTACACACTCTGATGACCACTGAAATCCGTACCGTGCTGGTGGAATTGTCCGATGCCGACAACGGCTGAGATTTATAACGCCGCGTTTAGCGACGGCCTGCGGCCAGATCCGCTGCTGACGGTGTCGCAGTGGGCGGATCAGTTTAGGATGCTGTCGCAAACAGCTTCCGCCGAGCCGGGGCGCTGGCGCACTGACCGCACCCCGTATTTACGCGAAATCATGGATTGCCTGTCACCCTCCAGCGGGGTTGAGAAGGTGGTGTTCATGAAGGGCGCCCAGGTCGGCGGTACCGAGGCTGGCAATAACTGGATCGGCTATGTTATCGATCAGGCACCCGGGCCGATGCTGGTGGTACTGCCCACCGTGGAGATGGGCAAACGGTGGAGCAAGGGACGCTTTGCGCCGCTGATTGACGATACGCCCGCGATTCGCGCCAAGGTAAAAGACCCGCGCAGCCGCGATGCGGGCAACACGGTGCAGAGCAAGGAGTTTCCGGGCGGCATCGTAGTGATCACCGGTGCGAACAGTGCAGTAGGCTTGCGCTCCATGCCGGTGCGCTACTTATTTATGGACGAGATCGACGGCTACCCCGGCGATGCCGACGGTGAAGGTGACCCTGTTTCGTTGGCGGTGCAGCGCACGGCGACCTTTGCGCGGCGCAAGATTTTAGAAGTGTCCACGCCCACGGTGAGCGGTCTCAGCCGCATTGAAAAAGAATTCGAATCCTCGGATCAGCGTTTCTTCCATGTGCCGTGCCCTGTTTGTGGGCATATGCAGGTGCTTAAATGGGCGCAGCTCCGTTGGCAGGATAATGACCCCGCCACGGTGCGATACCACTGTGAAACCTGTGACACGCCCATCCCCAACCACGGCAAAAGCCGGATGCTGGAGGGCGGCGAATGGCGCAGCACGGCGGTGGGTGACGGTAAGACGCGAGGGTATCACCTGTCGTCGCTGTATAGCCCCGTGGGCTGGTTCAGTTGGGAAGAAGCGGTACGCAGCTTTCTGAAAGCCAAGGACGATGAAGCGCAGCTCAAGGTCTGGGTGAACACCGTGCTGGGCGAAACCTGGGTAGATCGCGGTGAAGCGCCGGATTGGCAGCGGCTTTATGAGCGGCGGGAGAATTACCCTCTCGGTATTATCCCTGCATCCGGCCTACTGCTCACCGCTGGTGCCGATATCCAAAAAGACCGCATCGAAGTCGAGGTGGTCGCCTGGGGGAAAGGCAAAGAAAGCTGGTCGGTGGATTACCGTATCTTGTACGGTGATCCCGCACAAGAAGCCGTCTGGCAGCAGTTGCAAGCCCTGCTGGCCGAGCCCTTCCGCCATGCCAGCGGGGTTGATCTCACCATTCGCGCCCTAGCGGTGGATACGGGCTTTGCGACCCAGGATGTCTACGCGTGGTGCCGCAAACAAGAAGCCGGCCGGGTGCTGGCGGTGAAGGGTGTGGAACGGGCGATTGCGCCCGTTGGGGCACCAACTGCCGTCGACGTGAATCTCGGCGGCAAACGCCTGCGGCGGGGCATCAAGGTTTGGCCCGTGGGCGTCTCGCTGCTGAAATCCGAACTGTACCAATGGCTGAAGCTCCAGTGCGGTGAAGACAGCCAGTTTCCCGCCGGATACTGCCATTTTCCGCAGTATGAAGCCGAATACTTCAAGCAGCTGACCGCCGAACAGCTGGTGACCAAGACCGTCAAGGGTTACTCGAAACGGGAATGGCAAAAATTGCGGGAACGCAACGAGGCTCTAGACTGCCGTATTTATGCCCGCGCTGCCGCCATCACCCTTGGTATTGAACGCTTCACAGACCGCCATTGGCAGAATCTGGAAGCGCAACTGATACCTGTGAACAATCGTCCCAGCACAGCTGTTTCTGAATCCATTACACCAAACAAACCTGTGCGCCCCCGTATAACCCGCTCCCGCTGGATGAGTTGATATGCCTTATACCGAACAAGACCTCACCGACATCGAAACCGCCATCCGCAAGCTGCAAAGCGGTGAGCGGGTGGCGTCTGTTGCCTATGACGGCAAAACCGTGAGCTACAGCCAAGTGCAATTGGGCGAACTGATTTCCCTGCGGGATCGGATGCGGCAGGAGATCAAGGCGGTGGCTGGCACGCGGACACGCCAGATCCGCGTGTTTACCAGCAAAGGTGTAGAATGACCATTTTTAGCTGGCTCAGCAAACCGAAAGTCAAAGCTCTTGGCTATGACGCGGCGGGCACTGGCAGAAGGCTGCAAACGTGGGTTCCCACCACCGATTCCGCCAATGCCATTCTGTTTCAGGATGCAGCGCTGCTGCGCTCTCGCAGCCGCGACATGGCGCGGAAAAACGCCTACGCCGCGAACGGCATTGAGGCGATTGTGGCGAACGCCGTGGGCACGGGCATTAAGCCGCAATCCAAAACGGCAGACGCAGACATCCGCAAAACCATTCAGGAACGCTGGCTGGACTGGACAGACGAGGCCGACAGCGCGGGGCTGACGGACTTTTACGGCCTGCAGGCGCTGATTTGCCGCGCCATGGTTGAGGGCGGCGAATGTTTCGTGCGTTTGCGGGTACGCCGTCCTGAGGACGGATTAAGTGTTCCCTTACAACTACAAACGTTGGAAGCGGAACATCTGGACGCGAGCACCAACAAGTCGCTGACAAACGGCAACTTTATCAGGGGCGGCATTGAGTTTAACCGCCTTGGCCAGCGCGTGGCGTATCACCTTTACCGTGAACATCCCGGTGATGCGATGTTGTTCGGCACGGCCAAGGAAACGGTGCGGGTGCCCGCCGAGGAAGTGCTGCATATTTTTAAACCGCAACGCCCAGGGCAGATTCGCGGCGAGCCATGGCTGGGGCGGGTATTGCTAAAGCTCTATGAACTCGATCAATACGATGACGCGGAACTGGTGCGCAAGAAAACCGCCGCTATGTTCGCAGGATTCATCACCAAGAACGACCCCGACACGCCGTTCATGGGCGAAGGCACCCCTGATGACAAAGGCGCGGCGCAGGCGGGCTTGGAACCCGGCACGCTGCAACTGCTGGAGCCTGGCGAGGATGTGAAATTCTCGGAACCGGGTGATGTGGGCGGTAGCTATGAGGCGTTTTTCCGCCAGCAACTGCGGATGATCGCTGTTGGCCTTGGCATCACTTATGAACAACTCACGTCTGATTTGACTGGTGTTAATTATTCCAGCATTCGTGCCGGTCTTATTGAGTTTCGCCGTCGTTGCACGATGCTGCAGCATCAGGTGCTGGTGTATCAGCTCTGTCGCCCCGTCTGGCAGCGGTGGCTGGAACTGGCGGTACTGTCGGGGGCACTGCCTATCAGTATTGGTGACTTTCAGAAAAACCGCCGTGCCTATCTTGCGGCGAAATGGATTCCGCAAGGCTGGGATTGGGTTGACCCGCTCAAAGACCAGCAGGCGGAGCAACTGGCCGTGCGCAACGGCTTCAAGAGCCGTTCAGAAGTGGTGTCCGAGCTTGGCTATGATGTCGAAGAAATCGATGCGGAAATCGCCGCTGATAATGCTCGTGCCGACAGCCTCGGCCTGATTTTAGACAGTGATCCGCGCAAAGTCGCCAAGACTGGCGCGGCACAACAGACACAAAGCAATTTTTCCGAGCAACCATGACCAACAGTTTCTCCCAGCATTGGTTGAACCGGCCGTTGTTGCTGGCGCCGCACGCTTTGCCGTTGCTGCGTGCGCCGCAACCGCTGGCAGCGCGTGGGGGTTCTACCAGCAGCAACGCCCGCATTGCCGTCGTGCCAATCCTGGGGCCGATGGTCAAACGCGGCTCGTTCCTTGATGCGTTGTTTGGCTTTGGAAATTATGAAGACGTGCAAGCAAGGGTTGATGCGGCTGCGGCAGACCCCAGCATTGATGCCATTCTCTTTGAGATTGATAGCCCCGGCGGCGAGGCTGCGGGGGCGTTTGATTTGGCAGATAAAATCTACGCTGTCCGTGGCAGCAAGCCCGTCTGGGCGATTGCGAACGATAGTGCCTTTTCCGCTGCCTACGCCATTGGCAGTGCCGCCGATAAGCTGTTCCTAACTCGCACCGGCGGAGTCGGCAGCATTGGCGTGCTGGCTGCCCACGTTGACCAATCCGGCTACGACGAAAAGCAGGGCGTGAAGGTCACGACGATCACCGCCGGTGCCCGCAAAAACGATTTCAACGCCCATGAGCCCTTAAGCGAAGACGCAGCGGGTTTTCTGCAAGCCGAAGTGAACCGATTGTACGGCCTGTTCGTTGACACTGTTGCCCGCAACCGCAGTCTTTCCGCCGATACCGTCCGTGCCACGGAAGCCGCGCTGTTCTTTGGCGACGATGCCGTGAAAGCAGGGCTCGCCGATGGCGTCAGCACGGTTGAAAGCACGATCAGAGCCCTTGCCTCGACCCTAACCCCAACCACCAAAAGAAAGGAAACCCGCATGCTTGATGAAAAACCAACCGTTGATCTGGAGGCTATCCGAAAAGAAGCCTCCGAAGCCTTAAAAACCCAGCATTTGGAGATCATTCACGCCTGCCGCCTCGCGGGCAAGCCTGACAAGGCGGCTGATTTTATTGAGCAGGGCGCAACGCTGGAGGTAGCACGCAAAACCCTGCTGGAGCTTGCCGCCCAGCAGGCGGAAATCCAGTCCCAGATTCAGCCTTCCAGCGGCACCGATGCCCCCAACCCCATGCTGGCCGCAGCGCAGAAACGCGCTGCGGAAGCCCGTAAATAAGGAGACCCTATCATGCCTGCTTTAAACGAATCGAATTACCTCGGCGATGTCCTCAAATACGAAGCCCCGAACCTGTTTTCCCGGGAAAACGCGGTGATCGGCACAGGGGCTAACTTGAGCCTGGGGGCTGTTTTGGGGCGCATCACGGCGACGGGGAAGTATGTGCTGCTCGCCCCGGCCGCCGTGGACGGCAGCCAGACGGCGGCGGCGATTTTGCTGGCGGATGCCGCCGCAGCCACGGCGGATGCCAAGGGACTCATCCTTGCCCGCCACGGCATCGTCGCTGATCACGCGTTGGTCTGGCCCGGCGGCATCACGGCCGGCCAGAAAACCACCGCCATTTCACAACTGGAAACCAAGGGCATCTTGGTGCGCAAAGGAGCTTAAATTATGCAAAACCCGTTTCAAAACCCCGCCTTCAGCATGACCAGCCTGACGTCGGCGATCAACATCTTGCCCAACACCTACGGGCGGCTGGAACAGTTGAACATCATGCCGCCCAATCCGGTGCGGTTTCGGGCGATTACCGTTGAGGAACAAAACGGTGTCTTGAACCTGTTGCCCACGGCGGTGCTGGGGTCACCGGGAACACTGGGTAAGCGGGGCAAACGCACGGTACGCTCCTTCACCGTGCCCCACATCCCTCACGATGACGTGGTGCTACCCGAAGAAATTCAGGGCATTCGCGCCTTTGGGTCGGAGGATACCACCCGCGCCTATGCGGATGTCTTGGCCACGCACCTGCAAAACATGCGCAACAAGCACGCCATTACGCTGGAGTATCTGCGCATGGGCGCCCTGAAAGGCGTGATCCTTGATGCGGATAACTCGACATTGTTCGATCTGTACACGGAGTTTGGCATCACCGCCAAATCCGTGAACTTTCAGCTAAGTATCTCCACCACGGACGTCAAAAAGAAATGCCTTGAGGTCATTCGCCACGTTGAGGACAACCTCAAAGGCGAGGTCATGACCCGCGTCCACGCTTTGGTGAGCCAAGAGTTTTTCGATGCCCTGACCAGCCATGCTTTGGTCAAGGATGCCTATCAACGCTGGCAGGACGGCGCGGCCCTGCGCGATGATATGCGCTCCGGTTTTCCCTTCGGCGGCATGATGTTCGAGGAGTATCGCGGCGTGGCCACCGATGCCGACAGCAACGTGCGGCGGTTTATTGCCGCGAACGAAGGGCATTGTTTCCCGATTGGTACACTCGGCACCTTTACCACCTACTTCGCCCCGGCCGACTTCAACGAGACCGCCAACACCCTCGGCCAGCCGCTCTACGCCAAGCAGGAACCGCGAAAGTTCGAGCGCGGCACGGATTTGCACACCCAGAGCAATCCCCTGCCTATGTGCTTGCGCCCGGCGGTGCTGGTGAAACTAACGAATACGTAAGGTTAGGGTGTAGGTGTTAGGTTGTAGGTTGGAGGTTGGAGAGAATAACTACACCCTAAACCCTCCAACCTACAACCTACAACCTTTTAGCCCCCCCAATGACCGCTTTTCAGGAGATGATCGATGCCTTGTTTGCTGATCCTGCTGTGGCTCGAGATATCGTATACACGCCTGTGGCAGGCACTGCGCAGACGCTTCGGGCGGTGATCAAATCGCCGGACAGGGTCATTGATGTGAGAGACATTGCCATTCACACGCCCACAGTGGTGGTGGATGTGCGGGTGTCGGATGTTCCTGACCCTAATCAAGGTGATACTCTGACCATCGACACGTTTTTGTACGTTGTGCAGGGCGAACCGGTGCGGGATGCGGAAAACCTTGTCTGGACGTTGGATTGTACTCGGCCATGAGGATTACCGCTGCCATTCAAGGATCGCTTCGTGAATATATGGCCGCCGAAGTGCGGGCAGCGGAAACCGCCGTCACCGCTGGGGTAAAACAAGCCACCGATGGCCTGAAACTCGCCATGCGGCGGCAGGTCACGTCTGCGGGGCTTGGCCAGCGGCTGGCCAATACCTGGCGCGGCAAGGTCTATCCCCAGGGGCAAGTGAGCCTCAAAGCAGCGGGTCTTGTCTATACCAACGCGCCCGAAATCATGACGGGGCTTGAGGTTGCCACGGTGATTCGCGGCAAAGAAGGCTTATGGCTGGCGATTCCCACCCCCAACGCCCCCAAACGCGGCGTGGGCGGCAAGCGCATCACCCCGACGAATTTTCCCGAACAGAGCCTTGGGCGACTGCGGTTTGTCTATCGCCCCAGCGGGGTATCGCTACTAGTTGTGGACAACGTGCGCACCACCGCACGCGGCATTCGATCCGCGACCGATAAGCAGAAAGCCTCGGGGCGCGGCCTGTCCACGGCGGTGATGTTCTGGCTGGTGCGCCAAGTGCGAACCAAAAAACGCATTGACCTCAACCGCGAAGCCGCAGCCTGGCAGAACCGCTTGCCTGCGTTGATCGCCAATAACTGGAAAGACCCCAAATGAGCAGTGTTCGTGAAACCGCGTTGCAGGCTCTGTTTGCGGTGTTGCAGGGGGTGGCTGTCGTAACCGTGAAACGGGGCGAAATTCTGCCCATTAAAATCCCCGATAATGGCCTCATCATCCTGTTTGATGGCGACGTCACCGTGGCGGAAACGCTGCTTTCACCCTTACGTTACCTCATCCAACACCGCGCTGAAGTCCAAGTGGCGGTGCAGAAAGCCACGCCTGCCGGCCGCGATGCTGCCCTTGATACGATTTTAACGGCAATCGCCGCCGCCATGACCAATAACCCAAATCTTTCGGGCACTGTCGATGTTGCCGTACTGGAAGCGCCGCAGTTTACCGATGAACCCGTGGAAGGCGCGGCTGGCCTGAAGATTGCCAGTGTGCCGGTGATGCTGGAATACGTCGCTAACACCCCGATTTCCTAAGGAGAACACCCCATGGCTCGCGCCTACGGCTGGAACGCCCAACTTTTGCTTGCCTTTGAAATCACATATGGGACACCGCCCGTGTCTGGCTTCAAGAAAATGCCCTTTGTCAGTCGGGATATCAGCGCGCAGCAGGGGCTAATTGCCAGCAACGTCATTGGCTTGGGACGCGATCCGACCCAGCCCTATCAGGACGCCATTAATGTGGACGGCGACATTGTGGTGCCGGTGGATCTGCGCAATATCGGCCAGTGGCTGAAAGCCCTTCTCGGCGCTCCCACCACCACGGGCAGTGCCGCACCCTACAGCCACGCCTTCAAATCAGGGGCGACCAGCCTGCCCAGCCTGTCTTTAGAAACGGGACTGCCGCAAATCCCCGCTTTTTTCATGGTGGCCGGCGTGCGTGTCAATTCCATGGCGTTCAATTTCACCCGTTCCGGGGAGGCCACCGCTACCATTAACTGCATCGGTCAGGGGGAAACCCGCAACGCCGCCACCCAAGGCGGAACACCAACCCAGGCCAATTATACCCGCTTTTCTCAGTTCCAAGGGGCCATCAAACAAGGCGGTTCAGCCTTGGCAAACGTTACGTCCGCCTCCGTCACGTATAGCAACAACCTCGAAAAGATTGAGACCATCCGCAGCGACGGCAAGCTGGACGGTGTCGATCCCGGCATCGCCGCGCTCACGGGGTCCGTGGCGGTGCGCTACGCCGACAACACCCTGATTGACCTTGCTAGCGCAGGCACGGCGGTGGATTTGGAGTTTTCCTATACCATCGATGCCAACAACAAGTTGATTATCCTTTGCCACGAGGTGTACCTGCCCAAACCCAAGCTGGGCATTCAAGGCCCCGGCGGGGTTGAGGCATCCTACGATTTCCAAGGGGCCAGAAACACGGTGGCCAACGCCATGGTGACGGTCACCTTGGTGAATGATGTGGCGTCGTATTGATTCATCTTTCACATTAAAAAACAGGAAAAAACCTATGTTATCCCTCAAAATCCCCACCGAACCCTACTGGATTGATTTAAAACTGGGTGTGCGTGTGCAGGTGCGTCCGTTCACCAGCGCGGTGTTTTACGCGGCGCAGGCAGTGGCGCGACAAAAGCTGGGCACAAATGCCGTGGAAGATACTGCTTTAGAGGAAGGCCGCCGCATTGCTGCCTTTACTTCTGCCCTTGCCAAAGTGGGCATTCTGGCCTGGGAGGGCGTGCTGTTGCCCGATTCCGACCAACCCGCCCCGGTCAATGACCAAACCGTGACCGATTTGATGAGTTTCTGGACGCTGGCCGATGAGTTCCGCACGCAGTACACGGGGCTGAAGGAGTTGTTAGACGCCGAAAAAAAGCCTTGTTTGAGCGCTGCACGTGGCACTTCGGCGGCGGAGCCAGTTACTGCGCCGGATGCCGGGAGCAGCGACTTCCCTGTGCAAGTGAGTTAACCAACGATTGTCCCTATAATCGATTTGAGCCGCAAACGCTGCAAGGCTGGCAGGCGTGGGATATTGGCTTGCGCACCCAAAACCTGCCCGATGCCCTGCAACTGGCGTCCTGCCTTGGCTATGACACAGCGGTGATTGCCGAACTTTTCCTCAGCATCCGCGCCGCCCTTCATGCCGCAATGAACGATACCACCCATGGCCACCCGTAACCTCTCCATCCGCCTTGCCACCGAAAACGGCAAAGTCGTCGCGCGGGAGTTGCAGGATATTGGCCGCACGGGCGAGCAGGCGCTGAAGCGCATTGAGCAGGCCAGCGTGCCGGCGTCCAACCAGCTTCAGGCATTAAGTTCGGTGGTGGGCGGCCTGAAACGTGTTTTCGTGGCCGGGGCTGCCTTGGCGGCGGGCAACCAGATCTTTGACAGCATCAACCGCGCTGTCAGCCAGACGGCGGCCTTAGCTGATCTCGCGCAAAGCATCGGCATTAACGTCGAGCGGCTGCAGGAATTGCGCTATGCCGCCGAACAAAGCGGCGCTTCGGCGGACATGCTGGACGATGCCATTCGCACCCTCAACCAGCGGCTGGGCGATGTGGCCAGCGAAGGCGGCGGCGCGGCGGCGGGCGCGTTTGAACGCTTACAAATCGCAGCGCTCAATGCCGACGGCACCATCCGCAACGCCGGCGATGTGTTCGATGAGTTTGTGCGCAAGCTCGAAAGCGTGGGTTCAGAGGCCGAAAAAGCCGCCCTGGCCTCGGATCTGTTCGGCAAGCAGGCGGGGCCGCGCCTCGTGCAATTGCTGTCCGAAGGCGAGGCCGGCATTGCCAGCCTTTCCAAGGAAGCCCATGCCTTCGGCGTGGTCTTGGGCGAAGACTTGGTGCGCCAGACCCAGGCGCTGGAAGATGAATGGAACCGCTTCACCCAGCAGGTGGATGTTGCCTATAAAACGATCATCCTACGCACGGTGAACGGCCTGCGGGGATTGTTTTCTGATCCTTCGCTGGATGAACAGTTTCAAGATCTTTCTCAAAAACTGCAGCGAGCCGCCAATGAGCTGAACGCCTCGCAGCAGCTCAGCAACGATACCAACGGGTTGCTCGGTGGCCGCCGGGTAATGCAGGCGCGGGAGGAAGTGAACCGCATCAAGGCGGAACTGGACGCGGTGCAACGGCAGATTCTCGAAAACGCTACCCAGGAGGCTAGCCAACAGCGCAAAAAAGAAGAGGCGCAAAAGGCCTATGAGGCCGCCCGCAAGACGCAACGCGATGCCCAAAAGCCCGCTGATACCAATGCCGCCATGATCGCCGCGTTGCAGAACGAGCGGCAGGCGTTGCAGCTCAATGAACGCCAGCAGTTTATCCTCACCGCCGAGCGTAAGCTTTCCAGCGAAGCCACGGCGGCGCAGCGCGACCAGGTGCGGGCATTGGCCGGTGCCCTGTACGATGAGAAAACCGCTTTAGAGGCCACCAAAAAGGCGCAGGACGACTACGCCAGGAACCAAGAGGTTCTGGCACGGCTGGAGACCGACCGCGCTGCCGTGGGCAAAACCGACAAAGAGAAATTCACGGATAAAGCCGTGGAGAGGCTCTCGCCGGATGCCACCGATGACCAGAAAGCCAAGGCGCAGGAGCTGGCCGCCAAACTCTACGACGAACAACAAACCGCCGATGCAGCACGCCAAGTGTTCGAGGCCACCCGCAACGATGCGGAAAAATACGGCGCCGAAATCGCTAAACTGAACGATTTACTCGCCAAAGGGGCCATTGACCAGGACACCTACAACCGCGCGGTCGGCCAAGCCAAGGACACGTTCCACCAAGCCGAAGAGGGCAGCAACGATTTTGCCACGGGCGCAAAACGGGCCTTGGAAGATTACGCCAAGTCCGCCACCGATGTGGCCGGGCAGGTGCAGGACGCCATGGGCCGCAGCCTGCAAGGGTTGGAAGATTCCCTCGTGGATTTTGTCACCACGGGGAAGCTCAACTTTGAAGATCTTGCCAACAGCATCCTGCGCGATCTGGCACGCATCGCCATCCGTCAAGCAATCATCGCGCCGCTGGCACAAGGGTTACTCGGTGCGGGGGTATTCCACGAGGGCGGCACGGTTGGCGCAGGAGCACCGTCGCGTGCTGTATCGCCGATGCTGTTTGCCACTGCGCCCCGCTACCACAGCGGCGGCATTGCGGGGCTGATGCCCGATGAAGTGCCCGCCATCCTGCAACGCGGCGAAATTGTTATCCCCCGTGAACAGGCGGGGAAAATGGGCGGCTCCAGCAGTCCCGTCATCAACATGACCATCGTCACCCGCGATGCGGAGTCCTTCCGCCAAAGTCGCGGGCAGATTATGGGTGATCTGGCGGTATCCTTGGCACGGCACAAGGGGCGGAATACATGACCAGCTTCCACGAAGTCCGTTTCCCCGATGCCATTGCGTATGGCGCAACAGGCGGCCCCGAATACCTGACCGACATTGTTATTCTGCAATCGGGGTTTGAGCAGCGCAACCAGTCTTGGGACAGTGCCAGGGCGCGGTACGATGTCTCGACTGGGATCAAAAACCGCACCCAAGCCACTGAGGTCATCAGCTTTTTCCGTGCCCGCAAGGGGCGTGCTTACGGCTTCCGTTTCAAGGACTGGAGCGATTATCGCGTCATAGGGCAGTTGATTGGCGCAGGCAACGGCACGCAAACCGCCTTTCAGCTGACTAAAACCTACACCAGCGGCGGTGAGAACGAGACCCGCCCGCTGAAAAAGCCCGTGTCGGGCACGGTGAAACTCTACAAAGACGGTGCGCTGCAATCGTCGAGTATTGCCGTGGATCACACGACAGGCATGGTGACCTTCACTATCGCCCCAGCTGCAGGCGTGCTGATCACGGCGGACTGCGAATTTGACGTACCCGTGCGCTTTGATACTGACCGCCTTGCTATTCGCATCCAGTCCCATGAATTGTTTGTATGGGATCAGATTCCGCTGGTGGAGATTCGCTTATGATTCCTGCTTCAACCGCCCTAAAAACCCACCTCGCCAGCGAAGTCACCACCCTTACGCTGTGCTGGAAAGTTACCCGCAAAGACGGCGTCACCGCTGGCTTTACGTCGTTCAGCCGTGATCTGGTAGTGGACGGCATCACCTACAAAGCATCCACGGGCTTCACCCCCACCGCCATTGAAACCAGCGCGGGGCTGGCGGTGGATCAGCTAGAGGTCGAAGCCATTCTCAATGACACCAGCATCACCGAAGCGGATTTGCAGGCGGGTAAATATGATTACGCCGCCATTGAGGTGTTCCTGGTTAACTACCAAGACGTCACCCAAGGCAAATTGGTGTTGCGGGTGGGCACGCTGGGGGAAGTCACCGTCCGTAAGGGCGTGTTTGTGGCGGAGATTCGGGGGTTATCCCAAGCGTTCCAACGGCAAATAGGCGAGCTGTATTCCCCCACCTGCCGTGTCAAGCGACTGGGCGATACGCGTTGTAAGATTGACCTTGCGCCCTATACACACACGCTAACGGTATCAGCGGTGACGGATCAGCGCACCTTCGCCCATGCCGCCAGCCTGAAACCTGATGGGTATTTTCAGATGGGACTGGTGGAATGGCTGACGGGCGCCAATGCTGGGCTTGAGATTGAGGTTAAAACCTACAGCAGCGGCGTGTTCACGCTGGTGCAGCCGATGCCCTATACCATCGCCGTTGGCAACACCTTCAAAGCCATTCGTGGCTGTGACCGCACGTTTGAAACTTGCCGCACCGTTTTTAACAACGTGCTGAACTTTCGCGGCGAACCGCACCTGCCGGGTATCGACCAGATTTTGAAACTGCCATGACCAGAGACGATATTGTTGCTGAAGCCCGCCGCTGGCTTGGCACGCCCTACCACCACCAAGCCGCACTCAAAGGCGTGGGCTGTGACTGCATCGGCCTGCTGCGCGGCGTGTATGAGGCGTTTGTTGCACCGCTGAAGGTGGACATTAATTACTCACCCCACTGGCATTTTCACCGCGCTGAAGAGGTGCTCTATGCTCACGCCTGCCAGTATGCCGAAGAAATCCCGCTGGAATCGGCTGGTATCGGCGATGTGCTGCTGTTCGGCTTCGGCACTGGGCCAGCGGCCCACGCGGGCATCATTGCCACGGTAGATACGATTATTCACGCCTATGCCGAAATCGGTAAAGTGGCGGAAACGCGGCTTTCCGAGAAGTGGATCAACCGCCGCCGTTTTGCCTTTCGCTTTCCGGGTTTGGTTGAGTAATGGCACAACTTGCAGTAGCGGCTGCCGGCGCCGCACTCGGCAGTGCTGTCGGCATGCCGTATCTGGGCTTTGCCTTGGGTTCGATGCTCGGCGGGGTATTGTTCCCGCAAGATGGCCCGCCCGATCAAATCCAAGAGGGGCCGCGCCTGCATGACCTGAAAGTGCAGTCTTCGGCGCACGGCGCGATGCTGCCGCTGGTGTATGGCACGGTGCGCATTGCAGGCAACGTCATCTGGGCGGCAGATTTAGAAGAACAGGTGGTGACGGAAACCACCTCTGCTAGTGGCGGCAAGGGTGGCGGCGGGTCGGTGACCAGCACCACCCGTAGTTACATCTATTTTGCCAGCTTCGCTGTGGGACTGTGTGCAGGGCCGATTGCCTCTGTCGAGCGCGTCTGGGCGAACGGCACGCTGGTGCACGATGACACCAGCAGTTTGCTGGATATGGCTGTTTACCTTGGGAATGAAACGCAAGTCCCCGATGATCGCATCGAAAGTGCGTTGGGCGTGGGTTTCGTGCCCGCTTATCGCGGCATGGCCTATGCCGTCATTAACCGTCTGAACCTCAGCGAATACGGCAACCAGATTCCCAATTTGCAGTTTGAGGTAACGGCGTAA